TAAAGTAGTAGATGGTAAAGTAGTTTGCCCAGATGCTAAATGTTGTGATACATACATGAAGCACATTAGGGAAAACGCAGGGTTAGGCACAGCACTATCACGTCCTGGTGGTAGAATTAGAGGTAAAAATGATGGATTAAGAACAAACTAATGATATTAGAAGGATTTGACGTAGAAGCTAACTTTTGGAATTTAAATCCCCAATTAAAAGTACCTACTCCGTTTGCTGACATTTTAAAAGAAGATAGAAGTAAAACTAAAAGCAAAAGCTCACAGATAATGTGGGCTATTGCTCTTTTAGTTGATCCTGACTCTAAATTTTCTAATATATCTTATAATACAAGAAAAGATATGATTAGTAAAGATTATCTTAAAATAGAAAAGTTTGATTGGGCTAAGTATAAAGATGCAATTGTTTTTTATGAAAGATCTTTAGTTACTCCTGCTAAAAGGCAACTTATGGTATGGAATAAAAAGATGGATGAAAAAACATTATATCTAGATGAGTTAACTTACAAAGATAGTGCAGACACTATTGAAGGGTTATTAAAAACAAACGTTAAATTGTTTGAAGATTATGAAAGACTTCTTAAACTTGTAGACAAAGAAAACAACGAAGGTTCTACAAAAGGTGGAGCAGAAGAATCTGCGTCAGAAAAAGGATTAATATGATTATTAATAAAGAAGCTTATTTACTTAATGATATTCCACAGTTTCATCCAGCTAGTGAAGAATACTTACTGTTTTGGAGAGAAGAAAAGAAACGGTGTATTGAAGGACATTGGGTAGGGGGAGTATGGATGCCTGGCAATTTATACTTTTATGTAAACTTCTGGACAATACTTTTAAATAAAACTGCACACTCTAAAACAAAAACTCCTGGTAAACCTTTTCTTAGAGATTTAGAGTGGGAGTTTTTTTATAACTGGTGTGAATCTAGAGGGTTTTCTGGATTTAAAAATGATAAAGAATTTACTTGTAACAGAGATTTTATAGGACAAAATAATTATGTGCCTGCTGCAGAATATATGCGTAAAACACATAAAGAAAATTTAGGAACTCCTCTTTGGGAAAATGAAGCTAAAAACTTTATGATGATGGGAAGTCGTGGATTTGGTAAATCTTACTCTGTTGCGGGAGGTGTTATTGGGCACGAGTTTGTGTTTGATGGTATGAAATCATATGAACCTGAGTTTATAGGCTCTCCTCCATCTACAGAAATTGTAGTAGGAGCAGGAGATGCTAAATACTCTGGAGATATATTAAAAAAGACACAATTTGGATTGGATAATTTACCTGGAGGAATTGAGATTGGGAATAAATTTTTTCCATCTCCTTTTTCAAAACAGTATGGAGGAAGTTGGTATTCTGGTAAAGAGGTTATTGCAGAATACAAAAAGAAATTAGGCGGTACTTGGAAAGTTATGGGTAGCAAGTCTAAAATTAAACACCGTACATTTAAAGATAACCCATTTGCTGCCAATGGTACTCGTCCTGCTGTAATGGTTATGGAAGAGATTGGAATGTTTAGCAATCTTAAAGCTTCGCACGAAGCATCTGTAGAATGTATGAAAAACGGTGCGTATAAGTTTGGAAGCTGTATGTATTTAGGTACAGGAGGTGATATGGAAGGTGGAGGTACTGTAGATGCAAGAGATATGTTCTACAATCCTGATGTTTATGATATGGTAACTTTTAATGATGAGTGGGAAGACAAAGGTAAAATATCTTATTTTGTACCTGCGTATAGAGGACTAAATCAATTTAAAGATAAAAACGGAAATACTCAAGAGCAGTACGCAAAAGATTATTTAGATAAGTTTAGAGAAAAACTAAAAAAAAGTAAAAACTCTAGGAGCGCTTTAGATGCAGAATTGCAAAACAGACCTCTTGTACCTTCAGAAGTATTTCTTACACGTACAGGTAACCTCTTTCCTGTAGCAGATCTACTAACTAGACTATCAGAGCTAGAGTCTACTAATAGAGAACGTAATCACGATTATGTTGGAGATTTATATGTAGATTCTGAAAGTAATAAAATTAAATGGAAACCTAATGCTAAATTAAACCCAATTACAGACTACCCGCTTAGAGGTAGTGATGATTTATCTGGATGTGTAGTTATATATGAAATGCCTTACGAAGATACTGAAGGAAATATACCCTACGGTATGTATTTAGGAGGAACCGATCCATATGATCATGATGATTCTACAACATCTTCGTTAGGATCAACTATTATTTTAAATAAACTTACTAATAGAATTGTAGCAGAATATACAGGAAGACCAGACACTGCTAATGAATATTATGAAAAAGTAAGAAGATTGTTACATTTTTACAACGCTAAATGTTTGTATGAAAACGAACGTAAAGGTATGTATCAGTATTTAGAATTTAAAAATCAAACGCATCTTTTATTAGATCAACCTCAGATTATAAAAGACGTGGTTCAAAATAGTAGAGTAAATAGAGGTAAGGGTATGCACATGTCTAAACCTTTAAAAGATTACGGAGAAGAGCTTATTAAAATGTGGTTATTAGAACCGTATGAAGCCGAAGAAGGGCTATTAAACTTACATAAAATTAGAAGTATTGCACTATTAAAAGAGTTGATTGCGTATAATGACACAGGAAACTTTGATAGAGTTATGGCATTTATGATGGTTATGTACCATTTACAAGAAGTTAAAAAGATAAAAGTAGACAAAGAAAAGAAGGTTACTACTATATACGATCAAGGATTTTGGAATAAGTCATTATTTTCTAGAAACAAAAAAATGTTTTAGCTATAAAAGTTGTTTGTAAAAATATAATTTTACAGATTATTGCTTGGAACATAGATTAAAATTTCTATTTTTGTTTTTTAATTCGCGAATTTTAAAAAAATATTAATATGGCAACAGTAAACGTAACACTGTCTCTTTCTAGTACAGATTTGTTTGCAAAACAAACATTGAGCTTTACAGAAACAGACTCGCTATCTCCTGCGGGGGATCAGCAAGTAATAGGTAGGATATTCACTACTGCATCTTCCACTGAAGATCAAATTGCAATTAAAGAATTAGCAGGAGCTAATGACAGAGCATACTTATATATGCTAAACACAGCTACTACAAGTGGGCATTATGTTGAAGTATCGGCAAGACGAGCTGCTTACGGAACAGATTCAACAGCAAATGATTGGTTTGCAGTTTTAGGGCCTGGAGAATTTTTATTTATGCCTATTGCAGATATAAAAAATATTGACTTACTACCTGGTGCAGGTAATCCAGTTGTTGAGTATATTTTAATGGAAAAAGCAGCAGGTTAATTTTATAAAATAATAAAGATATGGCAAACGCAACTTTAAACGCAACTTTTAGTATTTCAAGTACTGATTTATTTAACTCAGTTAACTTGTCAAAAACTGTTACTAAAGCACTTACTATTGATGGTGATAATAGACAAGGTTTAACTACAATGGTTACTAGCACTTCTTACGCAGATATAAACATTGAAGCTTTAGCTGGTACAACTAGTGGAGGTAAAAAAGCATATGTATATGCAAAAAATTTAGATTCTACTATTGATCTAATTTTTGCAGACGACGGAGACGCTGTCTTCGCAATGTTAGCACCAGGAGAGTTTTTATTTTACCCAACAGCAGACAACACAAAGATTCAAGTAAAATCTGCTTCAGGAACTCCAACTATAGAATTCTTACTATTAGAATTAAGTTAAAAATAATTTATGGCTTACGTAGATTTTCCTAGACAAAAACTGAGTCGAAGAAAAAAGACTCAGAAATGGGGAGAAGAATGTGTAGAATCTGCACTAGGCTTAATTGGATTATACGATCATACAAGACGTAGTTCTCGTTTCAAAAAGAAGCGGAACTACGATTTGTATAATGGTAAATTCGATAAAAAAGACCTAGAATATGTTACAGATCCTTTAGGACTAGGTGGTGTTGCAGAATTACCTGCTACACTTCAGTACTATGACATTGTATCTCCTATCTTTAATCTTCTTTTTGGTGAAGAAGCTA